GAGGAAGAGGTGCAAGAGGAGGTTGTTGCCGAAGCCGAGGAAGAAGCCGAAGAAGTAGAGGCAGAAACGGAGGAAGAGGCTGTTGAAGAGGGGCCAGTAGCCGAAGAGACCGAGGAGGTAGTTGCCGAAGAAGCAGAGCCGGAGCCCGCCCCAGAGTCCGACGTTACTAAAGATAAGCCGATGGTGCCGAAATCGCGTCTAGATGAGGTGCTTGCGAAGCAAAAAGCCCTGCAGAAGCAGGTAGAAGACATGAAAAAAGCGCAGGAACCCCCTGCGGACGCACCTGACGCTTACGACTTTGATGCCAAAGAGCGCGAGTACATGAATTTAGTGCTCGACGGCAAGGAAGCAGAGGCGGTACGACTGCGCCAAGAGATCCGAACTGCGGAAAAAACGCAGCTTGAGTTCGACATGAGCCAAAAGATGCAGCAGACCGTGTCACAAAATGCACAAGCTACTGCGTTACAAGCTGCTGCAAACGAGTTGGAGGCTAATTTTCCGGTCTTTGACCAGAATTCTGGCGAGTACAACGCGGATTACACGCAAGAAGTTATCGATTTGCGCGACGCCTTTATCGTGCAGGGCTTCGATGCGGTAGACGCACTGTCTAAAGCAGCCAAGTTTGTCATCAAAGACCACGATTTGGCCCAAGAAGCCCCGCAAGAATCGACTTTGACGCAGTCTGCCGCACCGGTGCAGGACGAAGTTGCCAAAAAACGCGCCGAAGTAAACAAAAAGCTCAACGCAGCCAAGTCACAACCGCCGGAATTGCCTGGCGAGAGCTCTGCTGCACGGGGCGAGAAGGCTCTCGACATCAGCAATATGACGGAAGACGAGTTTAATGCGCTGCCAGAGGCAACCATCAAACGATTACGAGGAGATCTCTTGTAATGGCTAGAGAAAAAGACCCCCGACTCGCGAGAGCAGGCGTATCAGGCTTCAACAAGCCCAAGCGCACCCCATCCCACCCTAAAAAGTCACACATTGTGGTGGCCAAAGAGGGCGATCAGGTCAAAACGATTCGGTTTGGGCAGCAGGGGGTCAAAACCAACCAGACAGTTGGTCAGCGCAAGGCGTTCAAGTCGCGCCATGCCAAGAATATCTCGAAAGGAAAGATGTCAGCGGCTTATTGGGCGGACAAGGTCAAGTGGTCCCCCAGTAAGACGAAGTCCAAGTCCACTAAATGGAAGAAAGGAAGCTAATCATGCCAAACGTAGGCGGAAAGAAGTATCCATACACTAAAGAAGGCAAAAAAGCGGCGGCAAAAGCCAAAGCAAAGATGAAAGCTAAGCCCAAGGCCAAGAAGAAGCGCGGAGGCTACTAATGCACGACGGAAAACCTTGCAGTGGTATGCGCGGCAAGAAAAAGCCCGCCAAAAAGAAAGCTAAGTCAAAGGCCAAGAAGAAGTAGCCATGGCCCGTACTGACGAGGCGAAGTGGAAGCGCATTGTCGCAGCGGTAAAAGCTGGCTCAAAAGGTGGTAAACCGGGGCAATGGAGCGCTAGGAAGGCGCAGCTTGCTACGCAAAGGTACAAAAAAGCTGGAGGCGGTTACTCAGGTGCAAAAACCAAGGCACAGAAGTCCTTGTCCAAGTGGACTAAGGAGAAGTGGGGCACCAAAAGCGGGAAGAACAGCACGCAGGGTAGCAAGGCTACCGGCGAGCGGTACTTACCGAAGAAAGCAAGAGACGCGCTAACTAAGAAAGAGTACGCGGCTACTTCACGAAAGAAGCGCGAGGATACCAAGAAGGGGAAGCAGTTTTCGAAGCAACCACGGAAGATTGCTAAGAAAACGTCAAGGTATCGATGATGGTATGCGGTTACTACTGGTGTGCTTGTTGGCGTCTAGCGCCGCGCTTGCTCAAAACGAGCAAGATGGCGACTTAAATACTAATACGCAAGACAGTACTGTGAACTCAAATAACAGTACTACCAACAACTCTAAAACCTATAACGGCGCTGGCTCTAGCAGCGAGATGCCAGTCTATAGCGCAATTGCCCCAAGCCTTATGAGTTCTGGCAATGACACCTGCCTGAAATCAAAGTCAGGTGGGCTACAGCTCGTTATGTTTGGCGCAAGTTCCGGCTATTACAGCCAAGACGAAAAGTGCAATCGCAGAAAAGATGCAAAAACCCTTAAAGAGCTTGGGATGAGCATCGCAGCGGTATCTCTTATGTGCCAGGAGCATGCTGTTTGGGAAGCTATGTTCTCATCAGGTACACCTTGTCCGATTCTGGTCAACGGGAAGTTAGTCGTTGGTCGAGCGGCAATTTTAGCTATGCGGCGGAGCCCGAAAGCTTTTATTCCAAACTACGAAGACAGGAAGGACTACTACGATCTTGTACTAAATATAGGTGGAGCAAATGAAGTTGAAGAAATCGATACTGGCACTAGCATTAGCGAGCGTTTCCGCACCAGCCTTAGCGATTCAGGAGATTGATGAACTTGTAAACACGAGTTCGTCTATCCGAGCTACCTTCGACTACGGCATCCGAGCCATCGGCGGTATGACAGCTTATGCGGCTACGGGTGGCATTGCTCCGATAGGAACGGTAAACGACGGCATCATTACTGCTGATCAGGCTAACGCCTACAACGCTTCACTTGTGGCGGTTCAGAATGCCACTTACATCGTCGATGTTGGCGCACAAGATTACTTTGACAACGCCGCAAACCAAGCGATGAATAATGTCAACGAAGCTATCGACGCATACGTTGCTGCGGCGCAGGCAGTTATCGAGGTAGTCCGAGTCAACGAGATTGCGGCAGACGCTCAAGCGGCTGGAGACGGCGAAGCACTCACTGCGGTCCAAGATTACATCGCGAATAATGACGTAACGCTTGAGCAAAATGACGTAGATATCTACAACGATGCGTTAGTGACAGTTGAGGAGAACTCGCAGACAGCGGCGGCATTTATGGCCGTAGCAAATGATCCTACTCTTATTGAGTCCGCTAACCAGCAAGCTGACAGCATGGGCTCAACTTACGCCGAAGCCGTAGACTCGTTCTTCTCTGTAGAGATGGGTGAGGTAATCGTAAGTTTTGAAGGTGTTCAGGACTCGGTTGTTGTGCTGATGGTCAACAGCTACTTCGTGCCAACAGCGGACATCTTGGCCGAGGGCGAAAGCAGCAACTTTTATCTAACCGGACCAACTTATAACCCCTGCGCGTTCTTTCAAGATCCTACGCAGGTTGAAAGCTGTCAGGGAGGTTAGCGTGGCTTTAGACGGAGTAGAACTCAATGTTAATGGCACAAGTTTCAAAGGCGTGTGGATTGCTATTGTTTTATCTATGGCTTCTACCCTGGGTGGCGGCATATGGGCTGCGAGTCAGTTTTTCGCTCGCATCGATAGCATTGAAGGCAGGTTGGACTCTATTGAGGTCCCTGATCTCACAGATCTCACTGACCGCATCAGCCTGGTGGAGCAAAGACTTACTGACCAAAACATATCAGGGCTTCAGGGAAAGCTCTCGGAGCTGGGCGCAAATCTGGAACAAATTATGGACCGGCAAAAAGAGCTCCTTGATCTAAGAGATCGCGTTGAGGCCGCAGAAAAGCAAGCTGGTGAAAGCGCAATTACGGTAGCCAATCAAGCAGGCACCGTTGAAAAATACGACGAAGCTGTGAAGGGCATAGAGCGCGAAGTGAATGATCTTTGGAACGCGATGGACGCGCTGTCTAATCCATTGCAATAGCGTTATGACTCTTGCCTTTTAGTATTACCCACGCTAATATCAGAGTAGCATTCGTCTATCAGTACGATAACTGATCGTGTCGATCACGCTAAAAACGTCTTCGCCTGCACAGGCGTTAAAAAAGCCGAGGTCGCACCTCGTAAAACAGCGCTAGTTCGTCGCCTCACGATACGGGGTACGGATTAGCCGCTCCTTTAAGTCGGCTAAGAACGGTGGCTTTTGCCGCCAATACTTTTATGCCTATTAAGGGAGAACCCAAATGGCTACTACTAATTTCGGAACCCTCACGGGCGACCAGCTTCAGGCGTGGTCCCGTGATTTTTGGCGCGTTGCCCGCAACGCTTCTTTCATCAACCAGTTTGCTGGAACCGGCCAGAACGCCGCTGTTCAGCGAATCACCGAACTCACCAAGTCAGAGAAGGGCACCAAGGCAAACCTGACCTTGCTTGCTGACATGACTGGAGACGGTATCACTGGTGACAACACGCTGGAAGGCAACGAAGAAGCCCTCCGCGCGTATGACATCACCATCGAGCTGGACCAGCTGCGTTTCGCAAACCGTATCGCGGGCCGAGTTGCCGATCAGAAGACGATCGTTAACTTCCGTGAGACTTCTCGCGACATGTTGGCTTACGCAATGGCTGACCGTATCGACCAGCTGGCGTTTCTGACCTTGTCTGGTGTTGCATACACGCACAAGACTAACGGCGCTTTGCGGACTACTTCGGCATCTGCGGGTCACGAGCTGGTAGACCTGGAGTTCGCTTCAGACGTATCTGCTCCTACCAGCAACCGTCACCGCCGAGTAAGCGGTACGACTCTGGCTGCAGGCGACACTACTGCTGTCACAGCTACCGACAAGCTGGCTTACCGTCACATTGTAGAGCTGAAGGCATACGCCAAAGACAACTACATCCGTGGCATGCGCGCTGCTGGAAACCAAGAGGTGTTCCACCTGTTTGTTACCCCGCAGCAGATGGCTGATCTGAAGCTTGACTCAGACTTCCTGGCTAACGTCCGCAACGCAGGCGTCCGTGGTCCTAGCAACGAGTTGTTTGCTGGTTCCTCAAGCCTGATGGTTGATGGCGTAATGGTTCACGAGTTCCGTCACGTCTTCTCAACTGAAGGTGGCACGACTGGCACTTCCTCTAACGCTGGCGCTGCTGGCTACAAGTGGGGTGCTGATGCAGACGTAACCGGTGCACGAGCTCTGTTTGTAGGTGCTCAGGCGCTGGCTATGGCTGACATTGGTCTGCCTGAGATCGTAGAAGATACCTTCGACTACGGTAATCAGCTGGGTATTTCGGTAGGCAAGATCTTCGGTCTTCGCAAGCCTAAGTACAACGCTGACATCAACAGCGGCGTAGAAGACTTCGGAGTCATCTGCCTCGATACCGCTCAGTAAGGTCCATGGCCCCCTTCGGGGGGCCTTTTTTTCTAAGGAAAACTCATGAAGATTGTTAGCAAAGAGCCTCTGAGGGTAGCCATGCTATCTGGGGCCGTAGTGCTGTTTGAAGCCGGTGTGCCACGAGAAGTTGGCGATGAAATTGGAAAGATCGCTTTGACCATGGGCGCAGAGATTGTAGGGGATGCTCCGACACTAGAAGTTGAGCCAGAGCCGCCCGCAGAAGACCAGAAGCCGCTGGTCGAGGTTATGGATGAAATCATCAACGCCGCTAATCCCGATGATTTCAAAGCAGACGGAACGCCAAAAGCTACCGCTGTGAACAAGTACGCAGGACGCACAGTGCCCACGAATGAACGTGAAGAGGCTTGGCAGCAAGCCCTTAACTCATAAAGGAGAGTTTAAATGAGCGTTACGGTAGCTAGCGTCCTTACCAGAGTAGAGACTACCTTACAGGACACCTCTAACATTCGATGGCCAGAATCTGAGCTGGTTTTTTGGGTTAACGACGCACAGCGCGAAATCGCTCTTTTGAAGCCTGATGCAAGCGCCGTAAACGCGACGGTCACGTTGTCTGATGGGACCAAGCAGGAAATTCCTAGCGCTGGCAACCGCTTGCTGCGAGTAGTTAGAAACATGTCAGCATCGTCAGGAGGGACGGGTAGCCGATCCATCCGTCTCGTTAGTCGTGAGATCCTAGATGCCCAAGTACCTAACTGGCATGACCCGACCGTTTCAGGCGATGCGGCTCATGGCACAGAGGTCAAGCACTACATTTACGATGAGCAGAATCCGCGCAATTTTTACGTATACCCGGGCGTAAGTGGTAACTCCTACATAGAGATTGTCTACTCTGCGAACCCCGCAGCTGTCACGGCCAGCGACAACCTATCTATTCCTGACATTTACGCCAACGCGGTCATGAACTACGTGCTGTATCAGGCATACCTGAAAGACGCCGAGTACGCAGGTAACTCTCAGCGTGCCAACGGGCACTACCAGTTGTTCTTGCAGTCTTTGACTGGAAAAGGGCAGGTAGATCTGATTACCACACCAAACACCGAAAGTAGAGCCAACCCTAATTTAACTACAGCAGTAGCGGGGTAATAGCCGGTGGCTATTAGATACGAAGCGCTCTTACCAGAGATCATACCGATGGTGCCGGGGTGCCCTGACACCCTTATAGAAAGCAACATTCGGGCAGCAGCTATCGAGCTGTGCGAGAAAGCGCCCGTGTATCAGCAGGAGTTAGATCCAGTAACTACGGTCGCTAATATCTTTGAGTATGACCTAGAGCCCCCGAGCGGGACGGTCGTTCATAAGATCATGTGGGTGGTCTATAAAGGGAATGACCTAGAGCCAATTTCGACCGGGCTGTTAGAGCAGCGTGTACCGAAGTGGCGTGATGCCGATAACGCTGGCGAGCCCGACTACTTCGTCAAAGTTAATCAATCTACTTTCTGGCTTGTGCCAGTTCCAAACGAAACGAAATCATCGTCAGTAATACTGCGCGCGCAGTTGAAGCCCACATACACATCTAGGTCTTGCGACGACGATGTCATGACGGACTACCGAGAAGCAATTATCCAGGGGGCGTTGTTCCGTCTCTTACGTCTGCCCAGTAAAGAGTGGACAGATTTCGGCGCTGCACAGGTGTACGGCACCTTGTTCCAGCAGAGTATTCAAGAAGCAGACCGCAGAGCGCGTCATGCAGATATGCCAATAGCCAGGAAGGTTAGTTATGGAGGCGTTTACCGCTCACACAAGTTCCAACGAAATAGGTACGGAAGAGAGATTAAGTGACCCGGTTCTGGCTGACATTAAAGAACATTGGGGTTGGATTAGGCCCGCGCTGGAAGAAATTATTGACAGCACTTCGTTCCTTGAGGTCATTCCCGAAGATGTTTACGCGGCATGTAAAGCAGAGGATGCACATCTTTGGGTTACAGATGATGGGTTTGTGGTGACTACCGTCTCTACGGCCATGTTTAGCGGTGCTAAGTCGTTGTTTCTATGGTTTGCGTGGGCAAAAAGGCGGGGCGGGGCAGAGGCAGTAAGGCACACCGCATTTTTCGAGAAAGTGGCCCGCGATATTGGAGCTAGTTTTGTTGAGGTAAGGACTCTTAATCACAAACTAGCTGGATACATTGAAAAAGAAGTCGGTTGGGATTTGGACTTCATCTCTTTAAAGAAGGACGTGCGGCAATGAGCAGCAGCCCAGATAAACCCAAACAGTCCGAAGCCGAGAAGGTTTCCGCAGGCGTAGCAAAAGC